AACAACGACAACAACCACCCAATTGATGTTGGCGGTCTTGTAGGCGTACACAACGGACACATCAGCAACGACAACGAACTGTTGGCGCAATGCGAGAACTACAAGCGTGCAGCAAAGGTGGACAGCGAAGCCGTGTTTGCATTGCTGGCGCACGCAAGCGCAGAGACAACGCTTGCGCAGAAGGCAGAGCAGGTGCGTGGCAACGCTGCGTTGTTGTGGCTTGACTCTTTTGACGAGAGCGAGACATTGCACGCAATGCGTTTGCAGAGCAGCCCATTGTTCCTAGGACAAACAAAGATGGGCAGCATTGTCTTGGCAAGCACGAAAGCAATCTTGTTAGAAGCAGGCAAGCGTTGTGGAATTGTGTTTGATTTCGTACATGAGTTTGAAGAAGGCGAATACATGAAATTGCAAAACGGCAGGATTGCCGATGTTGAGAACATGCCGATGCCTGTGCGCATGCCGTTGTTCCCGAAGCATGACTACTCGTTTGCAAGCAAGTACGCAATGCCTAAGAACTACTACTACTAAGGAGATGGCAATGAAAACATCACTACGACAACAGGTGCTAGACCTGTGCGACATACACGGCTGCACACTGATTGAATATCACGGCTCACATTTTGTAATTGCGAGCAAAACTTTTCACGACCCGAGGACATGGATTACAAACAGCCACAGCCTTACAGGTTGGCGCGAGAGTTCCGCATTGAAAATGTATAGCGACATTCTTGATGATATGAAACAAGGCTTTATAGATTCAGGCGCAGCATGTGACGATGGCGATGACTGCGACATTTGTTCATCGTTAGGTCGGGCTTCACAATGAACGCAACGCAAACATTTATTGTGCGTGTTACACAACGACATGACCTGCCCGATACAACAATTGATATTGCCTATGTGCAGTTCTTGTTGCAAGAAGGCAGTTGGCTTGATGTTGTAAGCATTGAGCCAGTACAAGAGATTTCATTAACCAACCAACAAGGAGACAAATAATGAAAGCAATAACAACCACCGACCACAACTACTACGAGGTAACGCTCGTGGTGGCTGTGCCTAACTACGGCGACAACGGCAGTACAGCGTTGGACTACATCGCTGGCATGGATAGCGCAGTAATTGTGCTTGAAGCAACAGAGAAGCGCCTGTCGCTGCACACAACAGTTGCAGCAGCAGTAGTAACAAATGTTGTGAACAACACAACGACATCAACAAATGTTGTTGCACCGAAAAAGGCAAAGCGCAAGACCAAGAAAGAAGTGAACGCAAACAAGCCTTGGCTCGTTGAACACATTTTGTTGGCAGTTGAGTTGTCAGAAAACGGCAAAACAAACAAGCAGATTGGCAAGCAACTATGTCGCAGCGAAAAGGCTGTTGCACTTGCCATTTGGAAATTCAAGAAAGGTTAAACATGTATCCGTTTTACATATTCCAAACAGATGAAGGCACAGTTGTTCCTAGGGCAATGTCAGATTCAGGCAATACGCCTGCAGCCGATGTGCGTCCGCACAACTACCAATTTGACAATGAGGCGTACCGTTACTTCAATGTCAGCGAGGACAAAGATAACTGGTACGGCGACTGGCTTAGTTGCTGCGACACAACAGGTGTTTATACCAATTGGGAACATCGTTACACCGATGAACTCGCTGGTGCTGACTACCCGTGCGTGGCAATGCTGCAAGTAGGCAACTTTGACAGGCTTGTCTATTTCATTAGCGAAGTGATTAACACAATGAGCCATGCCAACAGTTGTGCAACGCTGTACGGAATGTTCTTAGAGCGCAGCACAACACCTGTGGCAGACACCAACCTTGAAGCAGTTGTGTATATGAAAGAAAGTTGGCAACTGGTTTTGCCGAACTTGCGCACAGGTCGGCTTACTGATGCAAGCATTATGCCGAGAGGGGAACACTGATGCGTGTCGTGGATTTTGCTAAGTGGTTACGAGCCAAGCAAATAGCAACAGCGTTACTAGCGTTGTTAGTTGTTGCCAGTGCAGGCGGATTGGAAGGAACCGAGCCATTGCAACACGGCGAATGGTTGTTGCTGTTACTGCCAGCATTGGGCTACATGATTCACAACATAACCAAGCACTACAAATAAACAAAACAAGTAAGCCACCTCATGCGTAAGTGTGAGGTGGCTTTCTGTTTCTCTAATACCAATGCTTCTTTCTGTTGTGTGATAACTTGAACCTGCACAGCGAAAGGCAGCGACATGGCACACAACATCAGGACAGAACTTGTGCGACTTGCACAACCAATAGGCAGCATTGAACCACATCCACGCAATGTACGGCAGGGCGACATTGGCGCAATCGCCACAAGCCTTGAAGCACACGGGCAATACCGACCAATCGTTGTGCATAAATCAACAACGCACATATTGGCAGGCAACCACACATACCACGCAGCCAGGTCTTTAGGTTGGGACAAAGTGGCATGCACCTTTGTTGATTGCAGTAATGAACAAGCATTGCGCATATTGCTTGCCGACAATCGTGCTAATGATTTGGCAACATACGATGACTCTGCATTAACAGACCTGTTGCGCGAACTTGCCAACAGCGAAGGGCTTGAAGGAACTCTGTACGAACTTAGCGACCTTGACGACTTAATTAAATTGCTAGAACCACCTGACTTGCAAGAAGTTATTGATGCAATTGGCGAACACGACAACGATGACTTCACTGGCATGATTAAAGTTCGTGTGTCGTTATCTGTTTATGAACGATGGAAAGATTGCTACGCATCTTTGACAGGTGACACAGAAGATGAACGCATATTGAGTTTGCTTAATGGCTACGAATCAAAACGCTGATGGTTTGCATTTATATCTAGCAGCAGCAACCGTGTCTACTCCGCATCTCGCAAGGGATTATGCAATTACGAAAACAAACGAACAGCCATTAAAGGTGCTAATCAGTTACCACTATTTCAAGAACACTGACTTAGATGCAATGGTTGCAAACATGCGTACGAAACCAATGATATTTGCAGACTGTGGTGCATTCAGCGCACACACACAAGGCGTAGAGATAAACATTAAAGACTATGCAGCATGGTTAAAGCGTTGGAGTCACTTAATAACTGTTGGCGTAAATCTTGATGTCATTCGTGACGCAAAGGCAACACACAAGAACCAACTGTTAATGGAACGAATGGGTGCAGAAGTAATACCTGTATTCCATACAGGCACCGACATGGCTGTTCTTGACAAACTCTGCAAGACATACCCGTACATCGCATTAGGTGGAATGGTTGGTGCAGAGGCACAGCCAACAATGCGTTGGGCTGCCGAGTGCATGAACAGAACCAAAGAACACGGCACAGCGTTTCACGGCTTCGGGCAAACCAAGAAAGCAATAATTGAATCGCTGCCTTGGTACAGCGTGGACAGTTCTTCATGGGGCAGCGGACACCGATACGGCAATGTTCCTGTGTGGACGGGCAGAGGCTTTACAACAGTCAAGATTGGCAACAAAGGCAGCGTGTATAAACAGGCAACGCACATACGGCGATTGGGTGTTAATCCTGCGCATCTAGCGGACAGAGGTTTATACCATCAACGGTTTGCGATTCGTGTTGCGTCTGCATCGTGGCGCAAATGGGAAGAACTGTTACGCACAAGGCATGGGCGCATACCTTGCAAACAACGCACAGACGGGTTGCACATGTACTTGGTTGATGGTGCAGCACAAAACCTTGTAGAGATTGCAAAGGGCATGGCACAATGATTGTTGTTATTGCTTGTGGCGATAAGAAAGCAGACAAAGCAATGCCTGCTGCAAGTATGTATCAAGGTAAATACTTTAATGATTGCCTTAGGTATGCAAGAAGCATTGCAACCGACAACAAGATATTTATTATGTCTGCAAAGTATGGACTTGTCCGTACAACACGAGTCATTGAGCCGTACAACATAACTATGAAAAAACAGCACGCATTAACGGCAGCAATGTTGCAACAGCAGGCTCGAGCATTACGCATTTATAACGACCAATGTATTTTTATAGGTGGCACTCCATACCGATTACTAGCGCAGCAAGTGTTCAAAGACTTTTATGCGCCATTCAGTAAAGCACCAAATGGAATTATGCCAGAAGGTGCATGCCGTATGGGCTATCAACGGCAAGCAATGAATCTACATATAGGCGTTATACCAAGGAGACAACAATGACAAAAGAAAAAACAGTTGCAGTAATTAGTGGTGGCATGGACAGCGTGACATTGGCTTACATGTTGCACAGCGAAGGGCATGACTTAACGCTTATCAGTTTTGACTATGGGCAACGCCACAAGAAAGAGTTGGCGTTCGCTGCACAATGCGCACAACAACTAGGCGTGCCACATCACATTGTTGATTTAAGTTGCCTCAACCCATTGGTTGCGAACAGCAGCCTTACCAACAAAGACATTGAAGTTCCTGACGGGCATTACGCAGCAGAGACAATGAAGCAAACTGTTGTGCCAAACAGAAACAGCATCATGTTGAACATTGCAGCAGGGCTTGCTGTGTCAATTGGCGCGAGGCACATTGCAACTGGCGTACACGGTGGCGACCACTACATCTATCCCGACTGTCGCCCTGCGTTTATTAAGTCACTTGATACATTGCTAACTATTGCCAACGAAGGCTTCATTGATACCAAGTTCACTGTGCTTGCGCCTTACCTGTACTGGACGAAAGCAGACATCGTTACAGTCGGTGAAATGGTTGGCGTGCCTTGGAACGACACATGGAGTTGCTATAAAGGTGGCAACATACATTGTGGCGCATGCGGTACCTGCTTTGAACGCAGAGAAGCATTCATTGAAGCAGGTGTGCCAGACCCAACGCTTTACAACAGCCTTCCCGATTACATAGACCCGAGGTAACAATGTTCACAATCACAAAAGAGTTTCACTTCTCTGCAAGCCATCAACTGTTTGACTTACCCGATGGACACCAATGCGCACGCCTGCACGGGCATAACTACATTGTGCAGTTAGTAATGCAGAGCACAACTGTTAATGACATTGGCTTTGTGCGTGACTACGGCGACATGAAAGAGTTTGGCAAATACCTTGACGACAACTACGACCACAGGCACCTCAACAACATTGTTGATTGCAACCCAACAGCCGAGAACATGTGCGTCTTGTTGTTTAATAAGTTCGCAAGCGTCTACCCTGAACTGGTTGCAGTACGCATAAGTGAAACACCTAGAACATGGGCTGAGTACCGTGCAAATTAGGAATGTGTCGTTGGAGTTACAGCAACAAGCAATGCTGTCAATCAGCGAACTGTTTGGTCCTACATTGCAAGGCGAAGGCAAGTCGCAAGGTATGCACACAATGTTTGTGCGCCTCGGCTTATGCAACCTTGACTGTGTGTGGTGCGACACGCCTTATACATGGGATTGGACAGGCAAGAACGGCACCAAGTACGACAAGGCAGAACAGTTACAACGAATGTCAATAGCGCAACTGCTAGAGCGCATGCCCGATGGTGTTAAGCGTGTTGTTGTTACAGGTGGAGAACCAATGGTGCAACAGGCAACACTCGTTCACTTTGTATGGGGAATGATGCGCAAGGGCTACACAACAGAGGTAGAAACAAACGGGACGCTCATGCCCTCATACGAATGGGCAGACCTTGATGTGCAATTCAATGTGTCGCCCAAACTTGCCAACAGTGGCGTTGCACGCAACAAGGCAATCAACATCGGCGTACTCACGGAATATAAACATCATGGCGCAACATTCAAGTTCGTTGTGGAGAACGATGACTGCATTAGAGAAGTGATTGCCATTGCACACGAAGTAGGCATTCAGCCCTCAAACATTTGGCTAATGCCACAAGGACGCACATCAACAGACATACTGGCGCAACTGCCTTGGTTGTTTGACAAGTGTGCGCAACACGGGTTCAACTTGTCGGCACGCTTACATGTGCTGGCACACAACGACAAGAGAGGCATTTGATGCACCATGTAACTTGGCAAGAGTTAGAAGTAGAAGCAGACCGCATCGCGGATAAGTGGCGTGGCAAGGTTGCAGATGTCTACGGCATACCCACAGGTGGCGTTCCGCTTGCGCTAATGGTTGCACAACGCCTTGGTGTACTCATTGCTGCCGAGTGGCACCTTGGGCATGCAACGCTCGTTGTTGATGACTTGATAGACACAGGCAAAACGATGGACAAATATAAAGGCAGTTCATACATTGATGCTGCGTTTAGAAAACCTTGGTCGCCTGTTGCTTACGCACCGCATGCACGCACAATGAATGAGTGGCTGTGGTTTCCGTGGGAGCACGATGAGGGCGACCCACATGATGCAGTGACAAGGCTGTTGCAGTTCATTGGAGAAGACCCAACTCGTGACGGACTACGGGACACGCCTAAGCGTGTGTGTAAAGCGTTGAAGGAAATGACAGCAGGCTACGAAACAAACATTGCCGAGTTGTTGAGTGTGTCGTTTGATGTTGCATACGATGAGATGGTTGTTGTGCGCAATGTGCCATTCAGCAGTATGTGCGAACACCACATGCTTCCATTTACAGGTGTTGTAACTGTTGGGTATATACCAAGCAAGAGTGTTGTTGGCTTGTCTAAGTTGGCACGCCTAGTTGATGCGTATGCCAAACGCCTACAGGTGCAAGAGCGCATGACTGTGCAGATAGCAGAAGCGATGGAAACATATCTAAAGCCAACAGGCTGTGGCGTAGTCGTCAGGGCTAACCATTCGTGCATGTGCAACAGAGGTATCAAGAAAACAGGCGAGATGGTTACAAGCAGTCTGCATGGTGCAATGCGTAAGAAAGAAACTGTGCGTGCTGAGTTCCTAGCACTCGCAGGTTATTAACAACACAACTGCTAATGGCACAGCCACCACGAGCATGCCTGTCATGCGGAGTAAGCACACAGGGCACACGCTGCCCTACCTGCACAACACGACACGAAACAGCACGCACAGCACGCCGAGTACGCCCCCACTACACAGGCGACTACCAACGCAGAGCAAAACAAGTACGGGACAACGCTGTTGTGTGTTGGCTGTGTGGACAAGGTGCCAAAGCAAACGACCCTTGGACAGCAGACCATGTGCAACCTGCCAACCCACAAAGCCTGCTACTGGCAGCGCATAGGAGTTGCAACAGCAGCAGAGGCAACGGGACACGCACCTAACGCTGTAAGCACGCACAGCACCCCACAAGCCCCCACAGGACACAACACAACGCCAAACCGCTTAGAGAGCGTTACCGCACGCCAAACAGCACCCACAGCACGCACGCACCCCCCCATTTTTTCCATATCCCCGAATCCCCGTCCCCCTAAGCCGTGCCGACGCACGCATCAGCGAAATGAACACGATTTGTGTAATGCGTTTGCTGTTACTTACATTGCGCATTGGTTGGTGATAGGTTGGCAACATGGCGCAAGTTGGCAGGAAGCCAAAACCAATTGAACAAAAGGCACGCACAGGAAATCCTGGTGGGCGTAAGTTGCCACCTTTGGCAAGCGTTGCCAATTTGCCTGTGCAGAATGCAATGCCTGAACCTCATCGTCCTTTAATGGGTAACAGGAGTGGTGGGCTTGGTGCAGGGCAGCAGTTGTGGAAAATGATATGGGAAAGCGCATCGCCTTGGCTGCGCCAAGACACAGACAAAGAATTAGTGATGTTGGTATGCGAGCAAACAGATGAAAGAACATTGCTGCGTGACAGAATGTTTCGTACGGGTCTTGAATGGCGTGACCGTGCAGCGTTGCGTGCATTGGAAAAACAGATTGCACAGAACTTGGCGCAGTTAGGTTTTACGCCAACAGACAGGGCAAGGCTTGGCATGAGTGGTGTTAAGACAGATGCGTTACAGGAGTTCCGTGAAAGAGTTGCAGCGAAGCGCAATCAAGCCTAAGAAATTGTGGCAGCCAACTTATTATGTTCCGCGAGAGAACGCATTAACTGACGGCGACCTTGTTACGCAGTTTGGTGCTGAGTGGTTGTTCACATCTAAAGGTGTGCGTGCTGGCGAGCCTTTAATCTTTACCGAATGGCAACAATGGTTATTAGGTGCGTTGCTAGAACGCAGGGCAGATAACCGACTGCGCTTTCGCCGTGCCTATATTGGGCTGCCACGCAAACAAGGTAAGTCTTTAATGGGTTCTACTATTGCGCTCTATGGTTTGTTTGCAGGCGAAGCAGGTGCAGAGGTGTACTCAGCAGCAGGCGACAGGCAGCAGGCACGCATTGTTTTCAACGAAGCCAAACAGCAGGTGCAGTCATCACAGATGCTCTCGCAGGAGTGCAATGTCTATCGTGACGCAATAGAGGTGCCGAGGTTCGGTGCTGTCTACCGTGTGTTGTCTAGCGATGGAAAATTGCAGCAAGGACTCAACCCATCATTAGTTGTGTTTGATGAATTGCATGTGCAACGCAACGATGACCTGTGGGACGCATTGACTCTTGGTTCTGGCGCACGAGTAGACCCAATCACCATTGGCATTACAACAGCAGGTTATGACTTGCAAAGTTTGGCAGGTCGTTTATACACATACGGCAAGTCTGTTGCAAGCGGAGAAATTATTGACAACGCTTTTGGTTTCTATTGGTGGGAAGCCAAAACAGACTGCGATATAAACAGCAGGAAAGAGTGGAACACAGCCAACCCAAACCTGTCGCTAGGTTTAATTGACGCAGAGGATATGGAAGTGTCGGCACGCCAAACAAGTGAAATGGCGTTTAGGCGTTACCGATTAAACCAATGGGTGCGTTCGCAAGAGTCTTGGCTGCCTACTGGTGCGTGGGAACAATGCGCAGGCGAAGTTGATATTGATAAAGAGTTGCCATGTTGGGTTGGAATAGACATGGCGTTGAAACATGACAGCATTGGAATTGTTTTGGCACAGCCACAAGACGATGGCGTTGTGCATTTGATGCAGCAAATATGGCATCCTGATATTGACGGAATTGATATTGCAGGTGTTGAGGCGTACCTGCGCATGTTGCACCTTGATTACAATGTGCGTGAGTTTGCATACGACCCTGCCTTCTTTCAACGCAGCGCAGAAATACTTATGGACGATGGGCTGCCAATGTTGGAGTTCCCACAGTCGCCACAGCGAATGGTGCCTGCTTGCGGAACAACCTATGACTTCATTGTTACGCAGCGCATTAGGCACAACGGCTCGCCAATGTTCACAGACCAAGTATTGAGTGCTGCACAGCGAATGACTGATGGTGGTTGGCGACTAAGTAAAAACAAATCACGAAGAAAGATTGACGCTGCAATCGCAATGTGCATTGCAGTAGACAGAGCAACACGGCGAGGAACTAATACGCCAACGCCTATGATAGAAAAAGTATGGGACTGAAATGAAGAAACAAACAATGCTTATTGCAATTGAAATACTCGGTGGCATCATTGCATGTGTCGGCATCGGATTGTTCAGCGTAGCAACATCGTTAATAGTTGCAGGCGCATTAGTGATTACTGCATGTGAGGCAAACTCATGAGCCTGTTAAGAGGCGAACGCAGAGCGTTACCAACATCAATAGACCCAAACCAAATAACAGCACGCCCATACTTCGGTAACTACTCAGGCGAAATAGTTGATGAGGGCACAGCATTTACTTCATCTGCTATTGCTTCCGCAGTAACACTTATTGCCGACAGCGTTGCCACGATGCCGTTATACCCGTCTAAAGAAGTACAAGGTCGCTGGCAGCGACTCGAGACACCTGCTGTATTCGTGCGCCCAAATGACGACCAACTGATGTTTGAGTTTGTGCAACAAACAGTCGCAACACTTGCGCTACACGGCACAGCGTATTGGTGGTGCCCAATGCAAGGGCTGTACCCATTAGAGATACGCAACATTCACCCAAGCAAGGTAATCGTTAAGCAAAACGCAGACGGAGTTATTACATACAAGGTTGGCAAGAACGAATACGGCAGCGATGTCATTCGCCAAATTAACTGGCTGAAAATGCCAAACCAATTAGTCGGTATGTCGCCTCTTGATATTCTGCGCAACTTAATTGGCACAGACATTGCAATCAACAGGTTCCTATCTGCTTGGTACGGCGATGGCGGAACACCAGGTTCCGTATTAGAAACAGACCAACAACTAACAACAGAACAAGCACAAGTCTTGCGTGACACATGGGTTGATACGCATTACAAACAACGCCGACCTGCGGTGCTTACGGGTGGATTAAAGTGGCGTGCCATTACTGCATCTGCTGCGGACATGGACACAATGGCGCACAGGGAACAAATCGTTCGTGAGATTGCACGCTTCTACCGTGTACCACTTCACTTAATAAACGGCACAGGTGGCGACTCGCAAACATATCAAAATGTTGAAAGCGCAGGCATTCAGTTCGTGCGTCATACATTGCTGCCGTATATGCGCAGGCTTGAAGATGCGTTCGGTGACTTGCTGCCACCTACACAGCGTGTTCGTTTTGATGCTGATGAGTTTATGCGTGCAGACTTGTCTACTCGTGTGCGTTCTGCGCAAGTACAGATTGCAGCAGGAATGCTTACACCAAACGAAGCACGCCACATTGAAGGTCGTGAGCCGTACAACGGTGGCGACACATTTGTTTTGAACTTGCCAGGTGCGCCAATGGCAGGCAGCGGAGACAACCCTGCACTCGGCACCGACAAAGAACGACCTCTTTAACATGCCTGCTGTTAATTTGTCACCACCTGAATACATGCGTACTGCTGCTAGGCGTGGAATTAAATTGCACGAAGAAGGCAAGTCAGGCGATGGCGTAGTTCCACAAACTATTGAGGACGCACGCAAGATGGCAGCAGGCACAGTCACAGCAGAAAAATGGCGCAAGATTGCGCCTTGGATAGCACGGCACCTGTCAGACTTAGACAATGTTAAAGAGGGTGAGATAACTGCTGGCGTGGTTGCTCATTTGTTATGGGGCAGTAACGGCACTAAGAGTGGTGCTAATAAAACAATGAACTATGCAGAACAGGTAGTGAACCAAATGGATGCACAAAAGAAACAGGCAAGAGACATGCACATGGGTGAAACAGCCATTGAGGACAACGCAGTTGAGGGCGAGGCATGCCCAATTGCCACTCAAGATGTTGCAGTCAATTTAACTAATCGTGGCAAGGCAATTCGTGTTGCTGCCTATGGACCACTTAATCCTGCAGAGGCAAACGATGCTTTCTGGCAAGAAAAGGCAAACGCTTGGAGTACAACAGTTGATGAGGCACGCACAACCTTGTGTGGTAACTGTGCTGCATTTGACACAACCGACAGCATGAAGTCTTGCATTGAAGGTGGATTGTCGGGCGAGACAGATGAATGGAGCGCAGCAGATGCAGGCGACTTAGGTTTCTGCGAAGTATTTGATTTCAAGTGTGCGTCATCTCGCACATGCGATGCGTGGATTGCACGCAAGGCAGAAGCCACAACAACAACCGAGGAACCAATGGCAACACAAGAAGTACCAACCGAAATGAATTCTGTTAATGGACAACGCAGTACACATTGGGTTGTAGCAGAAAAAGAAAACCGCACTATTGCTTTCAGCAACCTTGAACTGCGTGCTGCACCTGACAGCAACACGCTCATTGGCTATGCAGCAGTCTGGGATTCACCATCTGAACCTTTGCCTTGGACAGAGTTTGTGCGCCGAGGCGCATTTACAAAGACAATTAAAGATGGCGCAGATGTACGGCTGTTAATAGACCACGAAGGAGTGCCACTTGCACGCAGCAAGTCAGGCACATTAACAATGCAAGAAGATGACTTTGGTTTGCGCATTGAGGCAATGCTTGACGAAACCAATCCTGATGCTGCAAAGGTTATGTCTGCACTGCGCCGAGGTGATGTAAGCCAAATGAGTTTTGCATTTCAAACAGTTAAGGATTCATGGAGTACCGACAAGCGCACCCGTGAACTTAAAGAGGTACGCCTCTACGATGTATCTGTTGTGACTTATCCTGCATACGAGGAAACAGTTGCAGAGTTGCGCAGCAGAAACAACACGACAACTGATACCGTCACAGTCGTAGCACCATTGGCTCTGCGTAAAAGGCAAATCCAACTGCAACAAATGCAAGCCGAATCGTAGCCGAGGGTTGAACCTCACTACGCCAGTTCACTTGACACAAACCATAATCGCCACAACACAGGGAGAACCCAAATGGCAATGTCAGAAAAACTAAACGAGAAGCGCAACGCCTTCATCGCAACGGCACAAAACATCGTTGATGCTGCCGAAGCAGAGGCTCGTGACTTAACAGCAGAAGAAGATGCGGAGATTGCAACCAGTTTGCGCTCGGCTGCAGAACTTGACGAGAGCATCAAGACCCACAAAGACCTTGAAGCACGCTCAATTGAAGCAGCAGAAGTACGCACCAAAGCAGGGTTCAACGAAACCAAAGTCACATTCGAGGCACGCACCTATGCACCGCAGGCAGACACATCATTTATTCGTGATGCGTATGCTGCACAGTTCAGCAATGACTTCTTGGCATCAGAGCGTCTTGCGCGCCACATGCAAGAAGAAAGAGTTGAGCGTCGTGATGTAACTAGCGCAAACTTCGCTGGCTTGATGGTTCCACAATTCCTTACCGACTTGGCTGCACCATTCGCCCGTGCAGGGCGTGTAACAGCAGACCTTGCTCGCAAGCATCAACTTCCTAACGAAGGCTTGACACTGAGCATCAGCAAAGTCACTACTGGCTCTGCAGTTGCAGCACAGACAGAAGGCGCAGCCGTTCAAGAAACAAACATGGACGACACCAAACTTGATTTGACTGTTGCAACTTATGCAGGTCAGCAGAATGTTTCTCGCCAGTCTCTTGAGCGTGGCACAAACATTGACTCACTTGTTATGGCAGACCTCGTATCGGCATACCACACAACCTTGAACACGGCTGTTGTTGCTGAACTGTTTGCTTCTGCAGGCGTTGCAGTTACCTACACAGACGCTTCACCGACAGTTGCAGAGTTGTATCCAAAACTCGTTGATGCAATTCAGCAAGTACAGACAAACTTCTTTGCAGGGCCGAATGTCATCATTATGCACCCACGCCGACTTGGAATGATTTTGGCAGCAGTTGATGGGCAGTCACGCCCACTCGCTGTTCCAACACCAACAAGTTCAGGACAGCCTGCATACGCTTACGGTTCAGGCGCACCGCAGTACGGCAACTCTGGTTACAGCATCCTCGGCTTGCCTGTCTACACAGATGCAACCGTTGCTGTGAACAAGGGTTCTGGTACAGACCAAGACACCATCTATGTTGGTAACTCGCAAGAGTTGCACTTGTGGGAACAAGGTTCGGGCGAGCCAATGATGCTCCGCTTTGAACAACCAAAGGGTGCCGAACTTGATGTAACCATGATTGTCTACGGGTATGCAACATTTACTGCAAACCGTTACGCAAAAGCATGGGCGCAAATCAACGGCACAGGACTTATCACACCAACTTTCTAAGTTGATAACATTTGAACTGGCGTGTGCGTTGACGAGGCGCACACGCCTTTTCTATTAACAGAGGACAACATGAGTTACATGAAACAGATTGATGCACTACTTACAGAGCGCAATGCTTATGCCAAACGCAATTTACCGTCACGAGTTGATGCAGTTAATAAAGAACTTGTTGCGCTAGGTTGGGTTGAAACCGAAACAGCAACGGCTCTGCCCGAAGTAGAACAAGCAACCGCAGCACGAGCAGTAAAGCGCACAACTAAGAAAGACATCTAATGGCAATCACGAACGGCTATTGCACATTGGCAGAAGTCAAAGCAGCATTGCGCCTTACAGATTCAACAGATGACACGCTGTTAGAGAACGCCATAGAAGGCGCATCTCGGCGCATTGATGGTTACACAGGTCGTTGGTTTTACAAGTCAAGCAGCACAGCCATCAAGCAGTACGCAGTAGACCCATATAAAGTTGCAACAACCGACATTGCTACTACAACAGTTGTTGTAAAGACAGACAACAATGGCGATGGCACCTTTGAAACAACATGGACACAAGGCACCGACTACCAACTTGAACCATTAGACGCATCGCTTACAGGCATTCCATACCGAAGCATCATTGCAATAGGTGGCAAAACATTCCCGTTGATAAGTGTTCCGAAGCAGCCGTTGGTTGAAGTCACTGCCTATTGGGGTTGGAACGCCGTACCAGACGATGTAAGAGAGGCTGCGGTACTTCTATCCATTCGTGGCTTCGCACGCCTTAACGCTGCGCTAGGCGTTGTTGGCTTTGCCGACATGGCAATTCAAGTTCGTGCCGTAGACCCCGATGTGCGTGACCTGCTTGCGCCATACAGAATTATTGGTTTTGCTTAATGAGTACACCTGCAACTGTCGGTGCTGTCGCAACAGCGTTACAAACAGCACTGGCAACTGTGTCGGGCTTGCGCACATTCAGTTACCAACCCGAACAACTCAACCCACCAACTGCTTATCCCGAACTAACGCAAGTCACATACCACCGAACGATGGGCAATGCGTCAGCAGTTACAAGCATGGATTGGGTTATCCATGTCATTGTTGGCAGATACACAGACAGAACAGCACATGCCCTGCTAGACAGTTACCTATCGGCAACAGGTGCGTTAAGTGTGCGTGCAGCAATAGAGGCGAGTGATACGCTCGGCGGAGTTGTGCAAACACTAATCATGTCTAGTTCTGCTGATGTAACGAGTTTGTCTAATGCAGAGGCAGAATACTTACAAATCCAATTCACTTTGACCGTTCACACTTAGGAGAACAAACATGACAAACCAATACAAAGTAACTAGCGACAGAACAACACTCGGCAAACTCGGCGACATTGTTACGCCTAGTGATATGTCGGCTGATAACATTGCCTCGTTGGTTGATGCAGGTCATCTTGAACCAGTTTCTAAAACATCAACAAAACCCGAAACAAAGATTGAGGACAAATAATCATGGCAGTTCTAGCACTTAAAGATGCAACTATCACAATCAACTCCGTTGCATTGAGTGACCACGCAAATAGCGTGACACTTAATTATGAAATTGATTCAATTGAGGTAACAGCGTTCGGCAGCACAGGGCATATCTTTGCTGGCGGTCTGCAAAATAATTCCGTTGAGGTAAGTTTGATGCAAGACTTTGCAGCATCAAATGTTGAGGCAACTGTGTACGGCTTGGTTGGCACAACAACAACCATTGTAATCAAAGCCACCTCGTCTGCAACCAGCGCAACCAACCCCACCTACACAATCAGTAACGCATTCCTCGCATCGCACACACCCGTTGCAGGTGCTGTAGGCGAATTAGCGATGACCACATTGTCGTTCACTGGTGGAACAATTGTAAAGACAACAGTCTAAACAAAAGAAAAGAGCAGCGATGAAAATTGAATTAACCGTTGAATACAATGACGGCACAACAAAAGAAGTTGATGCAGTCTTTGCCGACTTTGTAGCGTTTGAACGCACATGGAACCGAAGTGTTACAAAGTTTGAAGAAGAACTACGCCTAACCGATTTGGCTTGGCTTGCTTGGCACAGCGAAAAGCGCACACGCAAAACATCAGAAGCGTTTGAACCCAACTGGATTGAGTCTGTCTCCACTATTACCATTCGTGAAAACGAAGAAGGCAATGGCACAGACCCTTTGGTACCGACTCAGCCCATTGGATAATTGCGTGGCTCGCTATTGAGTCAGGCATTGCGCCGAGTGTGTTGCTGAGTGAAACAGATGAGATGCTTGATGTAATGATTAAAGTTGCGCAAGTAAGAGTCAAGCAACAGAACAGAACACGATAGATTGTTCGCATGAGTAGCAACCTTCAAGTTGATGTAGACATCACAGGACTTAAACCTGTACTACAAACGCTGATGGTTGTGGACAGGGAACTCTATAAAAAGGTTGTCGCGGATATAAAGTCGCAGTCAATGCCTTTGGCTAATAAAGTTGCGCAAGACTTTCCTATACGAGTGTTGTCGGGCTTTACAAAGAAGCGCACACGGGCTGGCAGTAAAGCAACCTTCCCCACATACAACGCAGCAGTCGTACGCAAGTCTGTTAAACCAATTGTCGGTGGGCGCAAGCGTGCATCTAGCAACACATACCCAATCCTCAAACTGCGCACCAAGGACGGGGCAGCACAGATTTTTGATATGGCGCAGAACCAACAAACACCTGGCAACACATTTGTCGCCAACTTAAAGGGACAGGGCTACGGCGATGCGAGCCGTGTGATGTGGAAAAGCACTAAGCGCAATCTACCAATGCTTGAACATTTGGTTATGAAGGCTGTTAAAACAGTTGAACAGTCAATAAGCGCAGACTTGGTACGCAGCGTGCAGCAACGCAAAGCACAAAGCAATCGTGTCAAAGGCATTGTGCGCACACAAGGAAGGTTCGGTTTGAACTAATGGCAATCAATGTCCCCATCATTTCTACCTTTGATGCCAAGGGCATCAACAAGGCAATCCGCGACTTCAAAAGATTAGATAGCGCAGCAGGAAAATCCGCATTCGCTGCACAAACAATGACAAGCGCAGCCAACAACGGCATTAGAAACCTTGCAAAGTTTGGTGGCATCGTTGGCGGTATTGGTGCAGTTATAGGTGGCACGCTTGTTAAGGCAGCCCTTGAATCGCAAAAGGTAATGAAACAAACCGATGCCATTGTTAAAGCAACAGGTGGTGCAGCCAACTTAACAACAAAACAAATTGGCGAACTAGCAAA